CTTTTTAAATAATAAGATCTGTCATAATACGGCGGGTTTTCACTATGTTCTTATTTATAACTTATTAAAAGTCTAGGTCTGGACGAGGTTGTATCTGCCATCCGGCTCTTTCATCATCCGCTGAAATAGGCAAACTAGGTAAACCGTCATCTATTATACCAAACGGTAGCACATCTGCTTCAATCTCTTTCATTCTTTGTTCAAACAACATTTCTTTTAAATTAATATCAGTTAGTTCACCAAAATAATTTGTGCCTGCAAAATATCCAAATAATACAAAATTCATAACTAAATCGTCATTATTACCAGACGACGCCTCATATGATTGTCCTTTTGCTTCAAACGTAGATATCTCTAATATTGTTTGTTGATCAACTATTTCTAGTTTATTATTCTCTAGTAAATCTTTAAACGACGAACAACCAATACGTTTTACTTTGCGGGTCATCTCAATACCTAATCCACTCGACTTAACTGCAGATTCAACATGAAAGTTCTCATATTCTAAATCATGATATAATCCGTTACATACCACTTGTCCGGCATCATTTGCCTCTACAACCACATAAGCATTGTTGTAGGCTTTTGCAAATTTATAAATAAAATCAGGGAAGAGAATAGGCGAGATAACATTATTGCGATATACAGCAACCTGTTTAAACGGCCTCGTGCTAATGTCGACTACATTAAAAGTACTATAGTCCTGGCCTCTTCCCTTCGCAACATCCACTATAATAACATATTCATGCTTAGGTTGTGTCTCTTCATATATTAGTGCATCACCTTTAACTTGAATAGGATCTTTTGCTCTTAAACTCATTAGAGTTTCAGCATTGATTAACGTATCACCTGTACCAAAGAATGTATTACCAAACTCCTGATCGAATTGCAATCGAGAAGTATTGGCAATAGTTTCTTCTTTCCACTTAGTATCACGCCCGGGCACATCCCACCAGTCAACTCTGAATGGTTTAAAGTTATTTGTTTTTTGTTGTGCTCCCTCCCAAATTTTATGGAAGACATTACCTATACCATTGGCGGTAGAAGTAATAATCACTTTTGTATCTTTACCAGATGAGATAACCGGATATGTTGAAGTAAAAAATTGTGCATCGTTCTCGACAAATGCAAACTCGTCTAGGAACAATAAGTTAATAGATAGACCACGAATAGATGAACCTGATGTAGCAGCTGCTACGATCTTACTATTATTAGAAAACTCTAATGATCCTTTGTTTAGTGCCTTTGTACCAGGTTGTAAGAAGAATGGTAGATTCTCTAACATAAGTGTAATACGTGCAAGCATCTCGCGTGCAGTCGCACCTTTGTTAGCTAGTACAGCCACTGTTTTTTCTGAGTGAAATAAAACAAACCATAGAATATATGCAACAGATGATATAGACTTACCGGACTGTCGGCATGCTAATACAATATTAAATCTATGAGTATTAAAATATTCGAACATTTTCTCTTGATAAGGATACAAATCGAAATCGACTAAACCTTTGTCAAGAGAAATAACTTTACAATACTTCCTTGCAAAATGTATAGGATCATCCATACACTTCTTATATTCTAATATTTCTGCTTGGGTCCATGATGTGACTATACCGTCACGTTTTACGTTGGAGTTCCCTAAGTAACCATCATTCATCTTTTAATCTAGGTGTTATATCAATCACATTATTTGCTGGTTTAGCCGTCTTTTCTACATCTTGTAACATTCTTTGTAGATCTGTTGTAGAACCTATGTACAAATTATTCGTAGTACCTTCGGCTTTCATAGGTATATCGTCTTTGTTTATATCTTTATTTTTCTTATTAAGATCCATAAGCTTATCATTTACATCGCCTACGTTCTTAATCATACCTGATAATACTTCTATAGCACGAGGATGCTCAGACTGTTGAGCAATCTCAATAGCCAAGTCTAAGGCATCTTTACCTTTCTCGATTAACTCATAGTATGTTTGTCGAGAATATTCGTAGTCATTTGCAATTTTATCACTATCCATAACTCACCTATAAACTACTATCACCAATATACTTTGTATTGTAACCTGGAAAAAGCGGATCATCAGGAGTTCGACTAAAGAATTTAGGAGTATATTCTATACTGAACGCAAACCCTGCCGAATCTGCTTGATCTAAATCGTAATTGACAATAGACTTTTGTATAACATTTTTACCTTTATCGATTGGTCCGTAGAAAGCTGTTTTCATTTCAAAGTCTAGAACGTATTGTAAGACACTTCTTTGTTCCATAGGTCCTTCAAAATCAGAAAGATATGATACACCTTGTAAAGTGATTGGTATATCTTCTAATAAATCTTGGTATTCACTAAAAGGTTTCATAGTCAATGTATATTGTGGACTAAAGAATGGTAATATTTGTTCTACTATCTGTAATGCATCGTCTTGGGACTTAGCGTATATAGTAAGAGAAAATGTAATATTATATGGTACAGATCTTGTAACAATATCTTTTTGTGAACCTAAATCACTGATAGTATTATTATGAAAAGTTTTATTTAATTTTTGTAATTGTCTCGTATCATCATAAATGTATGATGTAATCTCAAAAGACATACGAGGTAATTTAAGTGCAACAGACTCATCTCGTTGTATGTCTGCTATACCTTGAATACGTTCGATATACTTATCACGTGGAGCATAAGCTAATGGTACTCGTACTGTACTAATCACTGCACCAGCCGAATCCTTACGAATTACACTTAAGTTAGTAAAAAGCGAGCCGAATGCAGCTACGCATTTCCTAACTTTTTGATGATAAAAGTGTGTACCGAACATTTCTTATCCTATTTGTTTATTATACTCATAATCTCTGGACTAATAATATTATCTTTACCAAAAATTCTTTGAGTAGTCTTATCTGTTTCTTTATAATATTTGTCAGCCATCTCATCTAAAAAATCTTCAAGGTGATTCGAATGTGGTATTTGTTTGTTCATAATCATATCATTTACTACTTTAATATAACCTTGCACTTCTGTAAACCCTACTTGAGGATGTACACCATATTGTTGCATATATTCTATGGTTGCCGTACTTGCTCGTCCACCATCCATCAGATTACGATACATCAATTCAAATCCACGTCTTACGTGATGCCTTTTTTCAGATTCTTCAAACTCCTCTTCTGACCAATCTTCTACACCATGTGCTTCTTTTAAATTATTATATGCATTTATTAATGTTGCAATATCTTTAAAAGAACCGTTTATTTTACTTTCCATCATTTCTATGCCAACAAATGCTGAACGTAGTTTAGCACTTAAAACATTATTATCAGGATCATTGAACAGCTTATCTTTTAACTTCTCAATATTCCTTAATGCTTTGGCATGACTCACTTGAGCTTCAGCTAATGCCATTTTACGCTTCTCAGTTTCTGCCAATACTTGTCTCATCATTCTCATAGGTGAATGACCATTAAGCATTGTAAGACTCATCATCGACAAAGTAGATTGAGAATTATTCCGATCAAAGAATTTAGTTTTCTCATCTAGCTCAGGCAGATATTCATTCACTAGAGCAACAGCCTGTGGATTTATCTTACTCTTAGATACAGGAGTAATACCAAATGTTACTGGGTCAGTTGCCTTTAATTCTGTATTCGTTTTCTTAACGATTTCACTCATAATAAATCCTTAGTTATAATATACTATTTATGCATCATTTCCTGATAAGCCGCCGTGATTATATACACCATCAGCTAATGTATAACCACCTGTTGCATTTCCTGTAGTTGCTATAGTTACATATGACATATCATTTGTATTACCACCAGCTGCAATTCCGCCAGCAAATAAGCCCCTTGTATTATTTGAAGCTGCTGAAGTGCCTGTAACACTAACTGTTAAATCTCCAAAATCAGAAGAATTACCAGGCGTCGCAATAGTAATATAATCTATATTATTAACTCTTTGTGAACCACCAGCAAATAATCCTCTAGTAGTAGATGATACGCTATTCCTACCAAACCAAGTCGATCTTGATAACGTACCAAAACTAGTTGCGTTACTTGTTGTTTGCATAGTAACATAATCCATTGCATCAGTAGTATTTGGATTTAAATCATTTTGCCCGCCCGCTCTAACTGAGTATGTTGCGTCATTTACAAAACTTGATAATTCTATTGTTTCAGTTAAGTTACCAAAATCTATGCCATTACCTGGCGTCGCAATAGTAATATATTCAATTACATTTGATTTCATAACACTAGCATATGATCCACCACCATATAATGCCCGCGAACCATCACATGAAGATCCCATTGCTCTCATAGCTGCGGTAGTATTACCAAAGTCAGTCGCGTTTCCTGTAGTAGTAGTTGTTATCTTATCAATAGTATCTACTATTGGATTGTCTTCATCGCCGCCAATGAATACGCCTATTGTAC